ACATCTTTAAAGAAGTTGGACTGACAGGCATCATCAGCTTTGGCAAAGAAACCGCAGATATGCGGATTGTCAACAACGAAAAGCCAGAGGAAGTGATCCTCATTGAATCACCCATGTCTAGCGCCGCTTTAAAGGGCTGTCACGAGGTTCAAAATCTTGGGGCAGTGCAAACCTACCTCCGTAGATATTTGTGGGTTGCAGCGCTTGAAATTGTTGAACACGATGCTCTTGATTCATCAAAGCCTGTTGAAGAAAAGAAAGTCATCATCACCCCGGCACAAGGTATTGCAGACAACATTCCTCCAGAGGAAATGCAGTATCTTCAAGAATTAGCGGTTGAACTAATCGCTAATGTTGCTGAAGGCAATCCAAAACAAGCCCTTGAACGGCTTGATTCGGAGAACCTAGAGGCAGATCAAAAGGTCGCACTGTGGTCACTGCTTGACAGCAAGACCCGTTCGGCAATCAAAAAAGCAAAGGAATGAAATGCAATACGACAATAGCAATCGCGGAGCCATCTTCAAAAACGATGACAAGCAACAAGACAACCACCCCGACTACAAAGGTAGCTTGAACGTCAATGGCGTTGACCTGTGGGTGTCAGGATGGCTTAAAACAAGCGAGAAGACGGGTAAAAAGTTTATGAGCCTGTCTGTCAAGCCCAAAGACGAAAAGCCCGTTAAACAGGCTTCTAAGCCCAAATCAAGCGGGTTTGATGACATGAATGATGACGTGCCATTTTGATTAATGGGGGAAAGCGGATGCTGTGCCAGAGTCAGGTCTATTGGTGACATGACTAAAGAGTTTCAAGGGCTGTCATGAGCAATGCTTGGAACTCCGTGAGTTCGAATCTCACCAGACGCAGCGAGTACCCCACCTTTTAGGATAAACATGAAAGAGACACAATCGTTTAGCAGTACAGAGTTTGCTGTTATGCAATGGGCAGAAGCCAGAGGCATTTACAAAAACGGCACAGCATTAGGCCAAGCAAGCAAAACAGTGGAAGAAGCCTGTGAATTGTTGGTTGCCATTGCCAAGAATGACCGAGCCGAAATTGCAGACGCAATTGGCGATGTAATGGTGACTTTGGTAAATGTGGCGGTATTGACAGACCTAGATGTGCGTCAATGCTTCTATAACGCTTATAAGGTCATCGAGCCACGCAAGGGTTATATGAACGAAAACGGCGTGTTTGTGAAGGAGTCGTGATGCTTTGTGATACCTGTGAAACTGCCTCCCATTGCATTAGCCACGGGTGCATGGACAAGCCTATTCCTAAGTCTGCTTTTGATAAACAGGTATCAGGCAATCACTACATGGACAAGGGTATCCAGCCTATTGTCTATATCCACGCCAACGATCTGGGATTTTGTGAGGGGAATGTCATTAAATATGTCACCCGTCACAAGTCCAAAGCTGGCGCTGCTGACATCAAGAAAGCAATCCATTACTTGGAACTCTTACTTGAATTGGAATACAAGAATGATGCCGTTTGACATTACGCGATGCGATCCAGAACACCCGGATCACTATTGCCATAACTGCAAGCTGTATATCAATCACCCAAAACAAACAATGGGCCAAAGAACACCTGTCGTCTTAGTTGAGACAAGTGCTTCTGAAGCCTGTTGTTATGTGCCGATTAGCCGCTTAGAACTGCCAAGGCATGGTTAGTGTGCTTGATACGGTCATCTAAACCGATAGTCCCACCATTGATTTTCTTGGTCAGTGCTGTGTGATTCAATACTTCAGCCAAAGCATTTAATCGCTGTGTGTTCCAAAAGAAACCAGCGGTTAGTGCTGCGTATTGAGGCGTAGCAACTAGATCAGGTTGCATCACAAAATCAACACCCAAAGCCTTGCCAGCATGGAAGTAGTTAGCTGATCCTGTCAATTGGATACAGCCACGACCACGGAAGCGATAACCATCCCCAGATGCCTCGTCCCGGTTTCCCATACGATTCGAGTACACGCTGTTGGCAATTTTTCGCGGATTTTTCTCGTACTGCTTGGCAAACTCCAATGTTGGGAAACGCTTGGGCCACAGCTTCATCAGGGTTTCAGCGCGGTAATTCAAGTTCTCCTCAAGCATCTTGAAGTGACCACATTCGTGACCACACTGGCCGATAAAAGCGGCTTGCTGACGAGGCGTAGCAATATCAAAACGCTTGAATGTTTCGTTCAGTGGATCAACCCACTTAGAGTCAATATGCAATTGATTGAGTTGTTCAGCGTTGACCATTGACGATTTTCCTCATTTCGTTGTAGGAGTCGATGCAGGCGTTGAGTTGGTTGATTGCTTTGTCTCCGTCTGCGGCAATTTGGGCGATGAGTTGGAGGGTTTCTCGCTCGGAGTCAGAAGGTTGATTAGCCTGTTCGTCAGGTTTGGCTCTTTCTTCTGCGCTATTTCCGGCGGCAGGGGCGGTACTTGCGGGGGCTTGTACACAACTTGGGGTCGGGAGCCGCACCCTGCCAGTAGCAATGAGGCGATTAAGATCAGTTTGTTTTTTGTTGACAACATCGTTAGCCTTTCTTAATTCTTCATCTTTCTGATTGACAGCAATAACCATCTCTTGTTCTTTGGCGCGAGATTCCTCATTCTTTTTGGCAATCTCTACTTGCATCTCAGCATCACGCTGTGTCCAGCCCTTGTGATGGCCTGTGAAGTAGGTAGAGACAACAAGGATTGCTGCGCCACCAATAACCCAAGGAAGTGGTATTCCAAACATCATTTGTCCTCAAGTCGTGCTGCGGCAATTACTTGTCGCTCATCATCATCTTCAAGATGATCTGGCGGTGTTGTAGGTGGTGGGCCGGGAGTCCATGATTCATCCAACTCAGGGTTCTTAAAGCCCATCCAGTTGAAGTCAGGAAGACTTGTCTGGTTTTGCGGCTGTGGCACAGGAACCGCAGCCGCTGGTGGCTTTGGGGAGAATGTTTGCGCTGCCGCCCCCACTGCTCGTTTACCCACAACCCCACCGATACCACCAACAATCAGCAAAACAATGTCGTTCAGCATCTTTGTATAGGCTTGGTCAATCGGAGCCATTGCCTTGATCGGTTGCGTAACAAAGGTTACTGAATACAGCAATGCAAAGACAATGAATGTCAGAATGAGCGTAATCATTATGACTACGAAACCCCATATCCTGACCTCAATTTCTTCAGCGGACAGGTGTTGGCTCTGAGGCTGGTCGAGTTTGCTCAATTTGTTTCTCCAAGACAGGTGCTACAAGATACTCCGGGCAAGTCTGCGTAAACTGGCAACGAGGCTTCTGACATTGCTCTTTGTAAAAGTTGTCAGGGTTTTGGCAGAAATAGCGGTACTGGTCTTCACAAGCAGTAAGAACCAAACACAGCATTAAGATTTTCAGGACTTTCATTAGCCTCCAAATGGAATGTTGGATTTTATGAACTCAATGATGGACTTGGAATCTTCAACGGGCAAGACATAGAGGATGTCAAGCAAGTGGTGGACAAGGATGAGGATGCAGCAAGTCTTGAGAAATCGGTCAAACCCAAGTTTCCAGTCTGCGCCAACATCAAACCACTTGAGAAGTTTCCACACATCTTCAGCAACCGTTTTGTCGGCAAAAGGAGATCAATTCCCATCCACCCCACATCAAGCCGCAAAAAATGGCAACCGAGATGATGATGGCAATTGCCGTTTCAAGTTCCTCTTGGTCTTTCAGCTTCTTGCGCCGAGCGTCTTCCTTGGCCTTGCCAGCGGCTTTAGCGGCCTCTGCTTCCATGACCGTAGCCCGAGCCTTGATCCTCTGCCAAACATCCATCTTGTTGGCGTTCCAGAACAAGCGCTTTAGGTCTTCTTCAAACTCTTTTTGTGAGTCAATGGCCAGCTCAATCTCAAGCGCCTTGCCCATTGACGAGCCGCCAAACGTGCCAGCCTTGGCAGCTTCAGCAGAGGCGATTGCATTGGCCTTGGCATCAAAGTATTTGCCCAGCATGGGGGCCAAAGACTCCACGCTCTGCGCCGTTGCGCTGGCTTTCTTGACCAGCCGCACCGCATTGTTTACCGCATCAAGGGCGGCATCTGGATCGAGCAGCATACCAATCATCTAAGCACCCACTGAAGAATCGGAATAATAGAAAACGCAACCCAAATAGTCATGCAAGAGACAAGGGCCGCAGCGATAAAAGCAACGACCCAATCTTTCATTTGTCAGCCTTGTTGTCAAGTTTGTCAAAGATTTGTCGCAGTAAATCCTTAATCTCGCGCATGTCCTCTTTGTAGTCGAGCTTCTGGACATACTCTTTTGGCAGCTCGTTGGTGAGCATCTCGATCTTGTCCTCGGCTTTTTGCAGGCGCTGCGTCAGCGAGTTAAGCACCCACAAACCTAGACCCCCGGCGAGAGCCACGGCGATGTTGAATATGACTTGGCTTTCCACATGGGCCTTTCTCTATAGGTTGCTTTTATCGCACCACTTAATTGCAAACGTCCTGCGCCATTAAAAGCGGATTAACGCCTACCGGGATCATGGACGGATCGAGAATCTCACCCGAGTCTTTGTCGCGCAGTGCATGGATGCAGTACGCAACAGTTTCATCGGTCAATGCCTCAAGCTCATGCACCTTGTCTTTGTGAATGTAAATCATGTGCGGCGCAGTAAATTCGCTGGCAACGCCGTCGACTGTCACTTTCAACTTGCCCTTGGCCAGCAGCGTGAGGTGGTCAAACGCGTGCGTGTGTCCAATTTCGATGTCTCCCGCTTTCTCGAAGTTCATCATCCGAGAAAACAGGTTGGCAACGCAGCCAAAATGCACGACTGGTTGGCTCATAGGACCGCCTGTGGGATTCCGCTTGAGGGTGGTGTAGGTTGTACTGCGTCTTCACCTTCCAAGATTGTTGGGGGCGTGATCGTGCCGAATACACCAACCGCAGGGGCGACCACGGCTTTGGCCTGTTCCTCCCACAGGGGTACCGGAGCAAACGCTTTAATCACGTCTTCCAGCGCCTCACCCGCAAAAGGCAGGCGAGTCCCGATGCGCATAGTCTGGTGGCCTTCTGCGGAGTAGATGACCTCCATGCAACGAGCCGCTTCATCGACCGCGATAATTTCGTATGTGTAGGTAATAGTCATATATTGTCCTTAAGAGATTGAACCAAGACGCGTGCCTGTGGCAACCCAAGTGATATTTGAGTTACCGGACACAGCATAACCAGCGGACCCGCCAGCGCCGCCCGAGAAACGACCGACAGGTGAGCCATCCGTAGAGGCGTTGCCTGCCGCCCCATTAGCACCCCAAGTGCCGCCCGCACCGCCAGCGCCGCTTCTGACGGTATACCCATAAGTGCCGTTATATACTGACGGTCCTCCAGCGCCAGCAGCGGACACTGTTCCGGCGCCGCCAGCATTTCCATTCACGGCAACTCCTCCAGCACCAGCGCCACCAGCGCCTCCGCTTGAATTAGCCGCGTTACTCGACCTACCGCCACCACCGCCACTACCGCCAGCCGAAGTTTGATAAGCGCCATAACCATAAACGAAGTTACCGGCACCACTGCCACCACCACCACCGCCTCCACCAACTGTTCCATTGTTTGTGATTGAAATTGCAGTAGCGACGCTAAGTGCGCCGCCGCCAGCACTTCCAATGAGGCCTGTTGTTGACTGGCCAGCAGCCCCATTACCACCCATACCGATGATGTAGCCGTTGTTAGTCAGCTCAACCCCGCCGGGAAAAGAGCCGTTCACGGTAAGCGCAGGGGTGCCAGTGCTGTTGCTGGAGATGTAAACGCCTGATCCGATGGTTGCTACAACTTTTGAACTTCCGTTCCACCCAGCGGCTGTCGCCAATGATGCGAGGTTTGCATTGGTCTGGTTGCTGGAAATCGTGAACGCAAACTGGTTAGCTTTGCCATAGCCATCGCTCATGGAGATGGCACCACTAGCCTTGCCAAACAAAGAGCGAACCGCGCTGTCGTTTAGACTGATCTGTGCAGTAGAAGATAACCCTAACTCAGTGTTAACCTGAGATAGCGAAATTTGTCCTGATGCTGGTAGTGTCATGGTTACATTGTCCCATATGCAGTCACATTACCTGTAACAGTAAGATTGCCAGAGCCATCTATTTTTGCTTTTGCGACTCCACTAACTTCAAAATATAGAACTCCAGCAGATTCATAAACTTTCCAAGTAGAGCCAATTGGAACCTTTGCGGAACTATCACGCTTTACATATTGATTGTTTCCAGTTCCAGCACCGTTGGTAGCCAAATCAGCCAAATCTGCATCGTAGGCTTGAACATCAGTTCCAATGGCAAGACCAAGGAATGAGCGAGCCGCACTACCACCAGCACCCAAGGTTGTTAGGTCAGCGTCATATGCCTGAACATCAGTACCAATTACAAGGCCAAGGTTTGTTCGTGCGCCTGATGCTGTTGTTGCGCCAGTACCACCACCAGCAACGCCTACGGCATCACCAGTAGTCCCAGAATACAGGTCTTTAACCTGCGACATCATCTCTCGGATGGCATCGTTAATACCGCTAGGCGCACAGCCTTCAGCAATGTTAATGCCATCAATGTCGGTGTTATTACCGGGGGTGGATGACCACTCGCTGATCTTTGTCTTTGCCATGTTTTACTCCGTTTACTGAAGAAGCGAGC